GACAGGAAGTAAAACGTCTCCCAGATGGATTTGGTAAAGACCTTTCTGTAGTTCTACCTCTTATGAAAGCAGTTCTTGGTCTTCCTCCAGAAGCAGCACAACCAGAAGCTCCTGGTGCAATGCCACCAGTAGAAAAGCCTATGGAAGAGCCTAAAGTTGAAGAGCATCCAGCAGCTGAAGAGGCTCATGAAGACGAACTAGGCATGAAAGAATCAGCTCTTAAGGTTAAAGAAGCAGCTCTTGCAGAGAAAGAAGCAGCAATCACTGCAAAAGAAGCTGAGATTAAGGCTGCAGAACAATCTAAGAAATTTGCTTCAGTTCTTCAAGCTCGTACAGAACGTTGCAAAAAAGTTATTGCTTCAATGGTTGAGAAAGATGCACTTCAGATGGACAAAGAAGTATATGAAAGCGAAATGAAGATTGGTACTTATCTATTAGATGCTCAGAAGAAAGCTTTTGAACATGCTATCAAAGCAAAACAGAAAGAATTGTTAGCTATGGATGATAATGCACTTCTTGCCACAGAGAAAGTAATTGCTGATCTTAAAACTCCTTCAAATGTAAACACAAAGAGAGCAAGTCGTATTTATGTCTCTCCTTCATTTGGTGAAGAGCTTTCAGAAGACGCACAACTGAAGAAAATCTTTGACACATTCGGGACAAAGAATCGTCCTCAGTAAATTTGTAAAGACGTACCTGGGTACAAACCTTGTTATAATTGTGAGAAAGTATAACATTGTAATGTTTTAAAGTAAGATTAGTATAAAAGCTTAAAAGACTACCGATTTCTCACAACATGTTTGTGGGACCTTTAAATAAGATCCACAACTAGATTAGAAACGACTCGATGCCAAGAAACAAAAAATAAACTAAGGAGTTCCAAAATGGCAATTCGACAAGTTAAAGAAGTAAACCGTTCAGTCGGTTATGCAATCGCCTCTGGAAATATCGTTGGTGGAAATTTGCTTCAACTAAATGCAGCTGGTCAGGTTTTGCCTTGGGTTCACACCCAGACAACTGGACAGCCATTTGGATTAGCAATTGAATCCAATGTGTTTTTCCCCCTCCAGGCAGCTAATGGAGAACAGGCAGGACAAGGTTTTGACTATACCAACTTCAATCGTGGTGGACTCGAATCCGTTTACAACAACGGTGGAGATTTCGTCCTTTATGATGATGGTCGTGGTTATCCTTATGCTCGTGGTGGAGTAACATACGCAGTTAACCAGCCAGTCTATGCTTCCGCAGTTACAGATGGTCTTATTGACTCTGCAGCTACAAGCACAGTTCTAGTTGGGTATGTTGTCAGTTTCGACGTTGCAACTGACCCAACACAGCTCGAAATCAAAGCTACTATCTAAGTAATTAGATACTAGATCTAGTTGTAAACATGATTGGTCGTGAGACTGACATGTATTTTAAAGGAGAAATTTATGAATGACAAGCTAAATGTTGAAGCTTCCATGGAAGTTCTCTCAAGCGCACAGGTTGAGGAAAAGCTCACCCGTTTGATGAATTCCCCAGGTGGACTTCAGAAAATTGCACAACAGATGCTCTCGCCCCTAAAGCGCGAACTTCTGTACGAAGGTCGTATTCGCCAACTCTTCCAGACCTATAAACTAGCTCTCGGAGAGGAAGCCGTATTCGACGCTGATGTAGATGTACCAGCAGCCAGCATCTCGGTTGAAGGTCTTCCAGCACAGCTCGAAGTTCTCGCAGATCGTATTCGCGTAGAAACGTCACCTATTTCTACACGTCCTATGATTCGTTGGAATGAATCGAACTTCCGTAAATATGACGTTCTAAACAGAACACAGGAACGCGCAAAAGCATCAATCATGCTTCAGGAAGATACTCGTGGTTTTAATTTGATCAACTTCGCAAGCGGTTTGACAAATCAGACACCCGCAGCATCTCTTGCTGGTACGACTGCTGCAACAAACAACCCATCGGTGATTCCAAACGGAGCACCTGGATTGTCAATGTACACCTTGGCTACCGCAATCGTAACCCTAAGCTCCAAGCTTTTGGTTGCCAGCAAGCTATACATCAATCCAATCACACGCAGAGACTTGCTTTTGTTTAACAATGCTCCTGCAGGTAATGGTGGACTTGGAATCTTCGCTCCTAACTTCCAGGACACAGCTCTAAAGGCTGGTCGTGTAGGTGGAATCATGGGCGTTGACGTTCTAGAGTCTGTCGTTGTTCCTTCCTCAGCCTGTTTCGTCTTGGCTCCAGCCGATTACCTCGGCGTGTTGGCAATTCGTACAGACCTGTCAGTTGAGACAATGAAAGATGTAAACAAGATGGCAGATGTATTCGCTATCTGGGAAGATCTAGGATTCTTGATCCGATACGCTAAAGGTATCGTCAAAATCACACTTCCATAATCTGTTGATAAATAGGAGGGGTCGCAAGGCCCCTCTTAGTTTATCAATACAAGTTGCAAAGTTGATAAAGATATGTTATAATAAAGAACGAGTTTGTTTTGTGGGCCTGTAGCTCAATCTGGGGGAGCAGGTCCTTTGCAAGGACAAGGCTGCAGGTTCAATTCCTGTCAGGTCCACTGAACAAATTCAGTTTGTTTCGTTGTCTTGTAGCTCAATGGTAGAGTACTCGGCTGTTAACCGAGTTGTTACTGGTTCGAGTCCAGTCGAGACAGCCAAACAAATTTATTCCCCCTGTTATTCGTAGCAGGGCGCGGGGTTTCTGAAGTGGGCTCGTTCCCATTAGTAGGAGCAACTCCAGCATTATGGCTGTGCAGGGCAAAACCCGACAAGGAACATAGCCTGACGTAGAAGTATAATTGACGTATAAGCCCTGATTAGGGTATGCGCTCATTGTAGCAAACCTTAGTCAGGCACAATTTGATGACTAGGCAAGCCTCTTAACAATGCTCATTTTGGCCTAGTGTAATTTAAGTATACTCAGCAATTGGTCCTATAAGAAGATCTTATATCCAACCTGAGTCAATTTCGCGGGGTGGTGCAGTAGTAGCATGTCGGCCTCATAAGCCGAAGATCGTTGGTGCAATTCCAACCTCCGCAACCATTTGGTGAACCTATTGTCTATGCGACTGGTGACTAGGAGGCTCTTTTGCAGGGGCTTAAAGATAATCTGGGGAATTGCTTCCCCGAAGTGCATAGTCCACCAATAATTATTGCAAGATCGCTACTTGCCTACCCTTGAGTGCTAGTGTATATGGGGATAAAATAGTTAACTAGCTCCAATTTTGAAAAGAAGTGTATTTACACTCACGCCTCTATTAGAAAAATCAAGAATTTGAATTCGATTCGAATTTTTAAAAATCTAATAATCTTAAGGAGATTCAAATCATGCCTAGTAATCCAAAACCCACATTAGCAGCAATAAGTCCTACACAAATTCTATCAGGAACAGCTTTTACATTAACTGTTACTGGAACAAACTTTATACCAACTTCCAAGGTTCATTTTGGTGTATCGACATTAGCTACAACATTCCTTAATAGCACTACATTAACAGCAGTTGTGCCTTCTACTATTATTGAACAACGACTTGGAACAAAAAATGTTCATGTTACTAATCCTGCTCCAGGTGGTGGAAGTTCTAATGTTAAAGTATTTGAAGTATATGGAAGTTTGATTAAGGTAGTATCAAGTAATTTATCTACTGATCTTGTTATAGCTGTTACTGGTGATAAAACTAATAGTGCTGTTGTTATTCCAGCAAATATTACAGGTTTTGATCTAGGAGCAGTTTTAAGTGGAGATCAGTTGAATAGTGTTCAATCGTATCTTGCACGACTAGTTGGAACTAACAGTATTAGCATTGTATCTTCAGCACCAGCTCTTACTTATAATGTTGAGACAGGAGGAAGTTCTGAATCATCAAATAGTTCGCCTTTCATTAAAGCACCAGTACGTTTAGCTTCTATTACACCCCTCTCTCCAGTTGCAACTTATAATAATGGAGTTTCTGGGATTGGAGCAACACTTACAGGAAGTTCAAATTCTCAATTAATTGTGGACGGTACATTAGCAAATATAGGAGATCGTATTCTAGTGGCTGGTGAAACAGTACCATCTCATAATGGTATTTATACTGTTACAAATATTGGTCAAAGTGGAGCAGCCTCTTCCGTCAGTTTTCCAACGAATTCTGATTATAGTTTAGTTTCTGATCCTACTTTTGCAGATGCGTTGCCCAATCTTTCAGCAAGTATGTGGGTAAAAACTTCTTCTTCTGCTGCATGTAGACTTATAGGTAAAACAAGTGATGCTACTGCAAATGGTGGTTGGAGTGCTGATATTCTAACTGGTGGTCAATTTGCTTTCACATTATGGCAACCAAATGATCAGTTCCAGTATGTAACTGCAACTGTTGCTCCTTTTAATGACGGAGCTTGGCATAACTTTGCAATGACATATGATTCTGTGAATGGTAGTGTAGTGTACATTGATGGTGTGCTTGTTCCACAAACATCAAATTCACCTATCCCAGGAACTAATTATTCTTCTCCTGATCTTCTCGGTATGGGAAATTGGGATACTTATGCTGGAAGTTTGGTAGGTAATATTACTCATATTCAAATATGGAATACTACATTAGCACCATCAGATGTTGCTATATTAGCAACTGGAGGATCAGTTTCTACGGGATTGATTGCTTCCTGGGCTTTTGCAGAAGGGGTAGGAACTACAGCAGCAGATTCAATTGGTGGTAACACTCTCTTTTTTACAAATGTAAATTGGATTGGTGATGCTCCCTCACAATTAGGTGCTGTTGGATCAGCTTACATATTAAATAGAGCAACAGACTTTAATACGTGGAATGATGTTCCTTCTTCTTTAGTTACTAGTTTAGAAGGCGTTGCTGAAGCAAATTCAGAGTTCTTAAACCATTCTTCTTCAGTGGGAACTATTGGAACTACAGCAATTACGTTTAGTCCTTTAGTTACTCTCGTACCTCCTAGATTAACAGCAACACAAATAAGTGCTGTTCAAAATCCAACTGAAGGAATGATGGTATGGAATCTTACTACACATACTATTAATGCTTATGATGGGACATCTTGGAAAGCAGTTACATTAAGCTAAATTAAAAAGATTACATTAGGAGGGGTCGAAAGGC